ATTTTCTACGACTTGCATCACTTGACCGTGAGCACCGTTGGCGTGCTTACGGCTGATTTTGTTGGTGTGGTCCATAAACTCATCCTCGGGGAATTGGTCTTCAAGATCAGCGGTTTGCTGAGTGATTTCGGTAAAATGTTGTGTTGGATTTTCCTCGTCTTGACCCCCATCAGATGGGGAGTCGGTCTCAGCCGCTGGTTTGGCGTCGGTTTCCGGGGTCGAGGATTCGCTTTGTTTTTGGTTTTCTTGGCTCTGCTGTAACTCTTTTACAGCATCACCCATGTCACTTCGAACTGTTTCCAGCTTTTCTTTCAACATTTCGAGCGGACTTTTCTCGATCATCATTGATGGACCGAGTTCGTCGTCAAAAATATCTGAAGGGATGATTGCTGTAGCAAACTCAAACACGCCTTCCTCACTGAAAGAAAAAGGTTCAAGTCCCTTCACAGCAGGGGGAGCGGCTCCAAGCAAAGCCAAGTGACGGGCAGACCATTTCCCTGGGTTGGGGTTAATGGCACTGTCTGGGGAGTAGAATGAGATCGAAACCTTGCGGTAATGACCATCTTTCACCAAATCTTTAGCCGTGTCAGTGAACTCTACATCAGCGTACAGGTTCTCTCCTTGACGGGAGAAACCTTTGATCCATCCAAAAGAAGGCAAGGAGTCAGAGTCACCTTGGTGACCCACAACAAGTGGCGCTTCATGAATGGACGGGTCGTAAGTTTCAACCACCTGTTGAAGGTCTTTTGAAGAAAAGTTCCTCTGGACCCCCTGAGCGCTGGTTTGGTCACCGGCACGGAAGACATGAATTCTTTTCGTGAACATGGGTAACGTGTTTCCGTAAGAGGTTTTACCCTTCCTCGTCTGACATTGTCACTTCTTCATCAGGAGTGATGTTTTCCTGATCAGGAGATGACTCATCACTCCCAAAGATACTGGCATACAGATCTTCGTCAGACTCAGGGTCGAATGTGGTTTTTTCTTCCATCTGACCCTGCTTGTTAGTTTCAAAGTCTGTTTTGTCTTGAAGCTCCACCCGGAAATGGCGCTCCACCCATTCCTTCCTGGGGGTGAAACCGCTCTGAATAAGCAAAGCTAGATCAGGAGCAGTCAGGGTTGATTCTTCAATACGGAACTCACGATCCAAAGTTGGTGCCGCAACATCAGTCCCAAAGTTGAGGTCAACAATCCACCGAATCAAGGTTTTTGTGAGTGTGTGACAGATCATTTCGGACAATTCCGACGCCTTCACCACACGAACAACGTTGGCAACTTGAGAAGAGGCCCGAGAGCCCGCCTCTGCCTGACCAGCTTCATTCTCACCACAGATCAGTACGCTAATCTCTTTATCAACGTAGTCAATAAGGTTCTTAAATACATCTGGGGAACCAGAAGGGGTTACAAACTGTAACTCATAACCCTCGGGCAGCACCATTGCTGTTTCTTGAGACAAGTTAGAGAGGTGGTCATAAAGAGTGTCAAGTTCAGCGGTACTGGCGCTTAGGGGGGCCATTGCAACAGCAGTGGGAGTGGCGTAGCGGTCGCCATAAAGCACGTAGGATTCTATTGCGCGTCGGCGAAACTTCACCAATGGGTAAAGAATGCGGCCCATAGCAGAACCGTAGGGGTCACCGTTGTGAGAGACGTAGTAGCGGGAGACGATGAACTTTCTCTTAGGTATCTCAACACCTTCAAACATCCTGTTGAAAGTAAGGCAACGCATTGTGAAACCAGTTTGAGCATCTTCTTCTTCCTGAAATACAAAGCGTCGTTGGTCGCGCATTCTAATATCATAAGGAATGACGCCACGTTTTGTCTTTTTCCACATCACTTCGCCTACACTGAAACCGGTAATAAGCGCCTCAGCCATTCCCTTAAAAATATCATCCATTGGTAACTCTTCAAGAGTTTCCGCTACAAAATCCCTAACTGCAAGGTCCCCCGGTTTAGAACTGTATTCAGTGCAATACCAGGGCCTGCTAGTTACCTCTTGGGTCAGTTTTGAAAAACAACCTTGAACCTGTTCATCAAAAAGAAGCCGCTGATAGACGATGAGGGCGCGGTTTCCGCCTTTATTAATAAGCAGATCGTCACTGGGTCTAACAATTGTATTGCCAGCACCGGTAAAGGGAGACGAACTCCCGAACATGTATATGGACGAAAGATTATACGGATCGCTAGTATAACGCGCGACCTCGCCAGATGGAACTGGGGCTGTCTTAAATCTTTGAGCCATCCAATCCTCTATAGTGTGTGACCTTATAAGTGGTTTTACCCTCAGTTGGCAAGACGGAATTGAATTGAAGGTTGAGGGACCCCATCAACAGCAAAATCTATCAAAACTTTGTAGACACCATCCTCACCTTCAGTTTCCCACTCTCCACTAACTTGCAGGGAAGTGAGCCCATCAACATTTTGTCTAATCGACGTTTGAATCGAGGAGTTGATAAGACCAGGGTTGATAACCTCAAGAACAAAGTCATCTGACCCGTAGTTCGCTCTCATGACCCTCTCATAATATCGAGTATCTAGAACGCTGCGAATTTGTTGAGTTTTCAAAGCGTAATCAGTACTCACAGCAAGGTTGCCATTTGATACTGCAAGGGGGTACCGTATACCTCTGATGCTGGACGAGGCGGGCTCGGTGAGAGTGCTCATTTTCGGATGTACCTTCTTGTTACCTGGAGTTCCAGGTTGTTAATTCTGCGGCGCACCTCCTCACTGGCAAGGTCGCTCTCAATGACTTTTCTTATTTCCGCCCTCATTGCCCCGTGACTTAGACTTTTGTAAAAAGCCGGGTCAACAAGTAACTTCTCTTCCTGCTCTCCAGAAAGAAGGGAGAGGCAGAGTGACTCGAAAGACACTCCGCGCTCATCCGATTCTCTCAAAAGAGAGTAGTAGAGGGAGTTGGGAACAGTAAGGTTGATTTCTTTTTCCACAGTTACTCCCTGTTTGTTTTACTGACCGAGGCCCCGAATGTCAAGTTCCTTCTGCATGTTACCAATAGCAACGCGCACAAGATCGATCTGGATGCGTTCCAGAGTAGGAACAGGAACCACGAAAACTTGGGCGTACACGATGCCATTTTCGAGGGTTTCGGCAGAGTTGATGCGATTGTCGCAGATAACCTGGAAAGCATCGCTCGGATTGCGACCGAACAACGCGCCCTTCACGTACAGCTGGTTCAGGATTGAGTTGCCAATCATTACGATCTGGTTGTACACAATACCGAAACCATCAATAACATTGAAGATTTGGCTGTCGAACGCGCTACGCAGAGAGCCATACACGATGTTCAGAATAACACGGGTGTTGACAAACTGGTACAGACGCTGCTCGGAGTCAGCAGAGTTGACGCGAGTGCGTCCGCCCCAGATGAATACAGCAGTCTGTGGGTAACCAGGCAGAACGCGAATTACATTACAACCTTTGGGGTTGAGCAGATTCTGTTGAGCCGAGTTGACCGAGATCTGAGCACCAATGGCATCTGCCAGTTGGTACTTCACACCGGCAGGTGGGAACTGGTAACCCTCAGAACGATAACGGCGAACAGCCACACCAGTCACATAGGGGGATGGTGGGATGAACTGACCAGAGGCGTTTAGAACCCACGGACCGTAGAATGCGATGAAACCTTGTGGGTTGAAGTAACGTTGGCTGTCGTCCAGCAAACGGTTAACGTTATCTACACCAGCTTCAATCAACACAGCAGTGGCGTCACCGCCATTACCCACACCGCGAAGAGCAGCGTCAAAGATCTCAGTTGCAGTGATAGCGTCGTAGTTCCACAGAGTGGCAACAGGAGCTTGCTCGTCAAGGAAGCTCATCTTCACTTGGGAAGAGTAACAGGGAGTGCCACCAGAAGTCAGGTCGCCACCCAAAGCAGCAGCTGCAATGACTTTCCAGCTAGAGGTTGAGCCATTGTATGTAGCAACAATGCGGTCACCACTGACGACTGCCGTGGTACCGTCAGGTGCAAATCCAGCGCCGGTGACGTTGAAGTAAACGCCAGTGATGTTACGGATAAGCCCTTGCATGTCGGCACGACCATCACCGTTAGCCAAACCGGCAGCTTGGGAGTAGGTGGTGGTGGCAGACAGAAGACCATTACCAGCCCCAACAGTCACAGTAGCAACTGGAATGGCAAACAGAGTACCTGCACCCAAGTAGTAAGTGGAAGCAGACAGGGAATCAGCAACAGTATAGCCGAAACCTGTATTCTGAAGAGTAACCACAGTCACGATGCCAGCAGCCACAGTAATGTCTGCAGTTGCACCTTGACCAGTACCACCAGAGAGAGGCACGCCAGTGTAAGTGCCATCAGTGTAGCCAGAACCGCCTGTAATAGCGCCAAGGGTGGCAATGGGGCCCAAGGTGCTAGTGCCCGTAGGGTTGTACGAACCTCCAAGGATGGGGTCAAATGAGGGAACCAAGAACGACTGGCCAGCAGCGTATTGGTCAGAAGTGGGAACGCAGTAATAGTTTTCGGTTACTGTTGTAGTGGTGCCCGGGTTCACCAGACTGAGGGTAGGTGCCCATCCAGCTTGGGTATCTTCACCGTAGGGGGAAACGAGGTTAATGCCCAAAGAGGAGGAGCTGGTGTTGTAGAAGATAGAAACAGTAGGAGCAGAGGCCGAAGACACAGGGGCAACGGCAGCGGCTGCAGCTTCATCTGCAATAGTGCCTGAGAAGAAAGCGTATTTCCGACCGCGAATAACGGGCAGAGCCTCGATTTCATACAGGTTAATGGTGTTCAGGCTGCCACCAAGAAGCTCGGTGTAGGCAATAGTAGCGTTGCCGCTAATAGGGGCCGAGGGGAACAGAATAAACGAGTTGGAGCTGTACTGTGTGAAACTATCTGCCAGCAGGATGTTGTCAGCATCAATTACTTTGACGTAATAGGGGTTGACTACAATCGAGGTAGAGGCTTTAAGCAGGGAGCTGGTACCCGCATAGACCGTTTGAGTGAAGTACAACTTCTGACCGTTGGTCAAGCCATGCGACACAAGGGTGAGTTGAGAGCAGTTTGTGGTTACAGAGTTGTAAGTAAAGCTGTAAGTGGTAATAGTAGCACTAGGATCATAAATTGTGCGGCTGTTAAACCCAAGACTGAAAGTCGAGGTTTCACTTTGCAAGGTGCCAGGCAGGTGCAGTGTGTTGAAGTATTGGGCAGTGCCTGTAGTGTTCTGAATCAGGTTGGAGGATTGACCATTGATGTTGATTTGATCTTCCAGATTCCAGAAAGGGGCGCCGTAGGCTGCAGTGAAAGTAGTACCAGTAGGAACAGCAATGGTGATAGCACCAGTGGGAGCAGCAGCCAAATAGGTAGAACCACCGGCAAGAGTAACTGCAGACAGGATAGAGTTGGCGTCTGCAATAGTAGAAGTCAGATACACCACATTCTGAGAGTAACTACCGGAATTGACAGTGTCAAACGGAGGAGCAATCAAATAGAGTGTAGATCCATTGTACGCATTGAGATCGTTAGCAGCCGATGAGGCACCACCAATAACAACTTCTTGAATCTGCAAAGAGACGGGCCAATAGTTGGTAGAGTCCAAAGTGAACTTACCAATGTTAGCCAAACTGGTAGCAGAAACACCCGTGTAAGTCCCGGAGTCGAGCAGACCAATTTCGGCATCAGCAGCAATGCTGTTAACCGATTCAGTCACAGCAGTCACAGGACTTACGCCATACTGCATGGGCTGGTAGGTAGCCCGGGCACGCGTGATGTCAACACCGGTCCACTCATAGATGGCGTTGTCAACCAAGTAGTTCAGACCATTTACCAGGTCAGCAGCAGCCTCAAAAGGAGAATAACCGCTATAGATGTTAACGTCAGTTATCAAGTAGGGACCGGCATCAGCCAAAGCCATCCACTTGTAGGCGTTGCTGGAGCACAAAGAAACAGCAGCAGCTCCTACAGAAGCACGGCCTTCGGCGTCAAACTGAGCGTAGGCGGTAGGAGTTACAAGGTAGCCTTGATCTTGTTGACCATCAAAGGCAGTTCCAATGCACTGGATGTAGTCCTGGGGAACACGAACCAACTCGTTCTGAAGACCAACAATGTTCGAGATGCTGTAACCGTTCTGCATCAACACATAGTTGGCGCCAACGGGGGTTACTTGAGGCACCACAGTGACTTGAGAGTCAAAGGTGGCTCCAGCAAGAGAAACGTATGCATTTTCGGAGTTTGCAGTTGGGTCCAGGTCATTGACCAGACCAAAACTACGAACATACGCAGAGGAGCGAACGCTGGGGTTGCTCTCAATGGCATCTGCAATCGCAGTGGCAAAAGCTTTGGAAATCAGACGGTTATTGGTGACATCACCAGCAACGTAGTTAACGGGGACTTCAACAGGAACACCCAGCCACTCTTCTTCAGAAGTGTAACCAGTGGCGCCGTCACCAGCAACCAGAGGGATGCCGTTGATGAGCAGTTGAACATAAACCTTGTCACCAGCCATCAAGACCAAAGGAACTCCTGTAGAGTTCACTTTAGTTCCAGTGGGAAAAATATCAATCTCAATAACAGAGTTGGGGGAGCCCACGCGAACAACGCGAAGATCGCCAACTTGAGCATTCTGGAAGAATTCGTTTACGCAGTTGTAAGACAACAGCGGAATACGAAGAGAGGGAACGGTTCCACCAATCAAAGCCTTGTAATCGTTCAAGGAAGTGATCGGAACTGGACGGTTGAAAGGAAAAACAGTGGTTGACACAGACTGAGAAGTCTCAACCAGCATATAAACGGTGCTGAAGTCAGACACAGAGGCGGAGGCAGCTTTGCCAGCGCTCTCGTTAATGTATACTCCAGGTGCACCAGGAACAGCAGCAGCTGAACCAAGAGAAAAAGTTGCCATGATAAACTCAATACACCCTCTTTTTGGGCACTCCTAACGGCTGGGCAGTCTCCGTATAGGTCTCCTTGGAGGGAGTACTTATCCTGGTTTTACCCTGAGAAAACTACTGTTGTTTGCCTGTAACAGCAGACTCGCTGTCAGTTGTGTAGCCATTCAAACTCTCGCGGTACAAAACTCCGTACACATTGTAACGATTGACAGCATCATCA